AGAGTGCCGCTTGGAGAAAAGCACCTGCTGCCCTCCGAGGCTGTTCGCCGCCTGGAGCGCGTGCAGCGGCTCGAGCAGCGCGGCCTGGTCGGCCACCTCACTCACCGCCATCAGGTAGTCGCGGTCACGGTTCGGATGCCGACGCCGGAACTGAAGGGGCTCGACGAGGCGGCGCATCTCCGCGCGGGTGAGCCCGCACGAGAGCTCGAAGAAGAAGGGCCGCTCGAGCTGGTCGTTCCCGTCGAGTGTGGGCGCCCACGCCTCCCAGCGCTGGTTCAGCTGCAGGTCAGCCACATGCGCCTCCTTTACGAGTAAGTCACCGTCAGCATGTCGTTGCCGCTGTTGTCCCGCATGCGCAGCGGGATGCTCATCATCTGCGGCCCGTTCGCGTCGTCGTCCCACTTGAAGCGGTCGACCTCGCAGTACGGCGCCGAGAACGTCACGATGCCGCCCGCGCCGGTCCCGCACACGATGGTCAGCGCAATGGGCGTCTTCTGCTCGCGGCACTTGCCCGCCAGCGCGATGTCCTCGCGCCGCATCAGCCCCTTCAGCATCGCCTTGCAGTCGTAGCGCTTCACGATCGGCGTCTGCACGTACGCGCTGCCCGTCTCGCCCGGCCCCATCTCCAGGCCGGTGGTGAAGCTGAGCTCGAAGCTCTGGAAGCGGATGGTCTGCCCGCCCACCGAAACGGTCACGCTCACCTCGGACAGCGGGTTGCCGCTGTACGACTTGGCCGGGAAGTACGGGTAGAGCGCCTTCGCCGCGTGCGCGGCGCCCGAGCTCGACAGCTGCGCGCGCGCGATGGTGGCGGTGAAGGTCGAGTAGTTCATCGCGGTGACCTTGATGATCTCCGACTCGGTCTGGTACCAGCCGACGTTGCCGAACCGGTACCCCTCCTCGGCGTCGGCGAAGACGAGCGACGTCCCGACCCCGTCCGCGAGCGTGATGCTGGACGAGTAGGCGAGGTGGTACTTGCCGATGCCCTCGCCGGTGAACTTCGTCGAGAGCTCGCGATCGCCGCCGCTCCAGACGATGCCCTTGGTGATGCCGCCGCGCAGCTGCTCGGCCTTGTACGCGCTCGGCGTCGTGCCGCCCTGGCCGTCTCGGTAGTAGAGCGAGAGCCCGCTGAACGCAGCCGCCTCGATGGGGGTCGGCGTGAGCGAGTACACCACCGACGTCGCGCCGTTGACCGTCTGCACCAGGCCGGCCGCCTTGTAGAGCGCGGCCTCCGTCGGCACCGTGTCGGCCGCGCTGCGCGACTTCTGGCAGAAGTCGACCGACCAGCCGATCGGCTTCGTGCGCCCCGGCACGTAGCCGGTCGTCATGCCGCGGCCGATGGCCCGGTCCTTCTTCGGCCGGAACTCCGGCGCCTCGACCTCGCCGAGGTCGACGCTGACGAACTCCAGCACCTGGCTGGCGGCCGGGTTCGGCGTCGTGCCCCAGCCGGAGCCGACGTTGCCCTCGCTCGCGGCGAGCAGGCCCTTGTCCCACGCAGTGACGACTTCTCCAGCCATGGCTTACCCCTTCCCTTTCTTCGCTCGTCCAGACGCCTGGACGGGGGCGACCTCGACGGCCTCCCAGGTGTTCTTCAGCTCGAGCAGCTCGCGGCCGGCCTGCTCGGACAGCTCGACCTCCCCGCCAGGCTCGACGAGCGCACCCCTCCCGGAGTGCTCGTCGGAGACCTGGACGGAGAGGGCGGAGACGTTTCTCAGCTTCATGCGGCGGGCCTTTCGAAGACGCGGATGGAGAGGATCATCAGGGCTCGGTCGAAGAGCCCCGGCGGGGAGTCCTTGCCCTTGAAGGCGAACGGCACGCCCTCAACGGTGCAGGTCTTCTCCTCGGCGAGCACGATGTCGCCGAGCGGCGCGGGCCCGCCGCGGCCGAGCTGGCGCCCGGCGTTGGTGAGGAGCAGCTCGCGCACGCACTGCACGCACGACGCGATGCCCTCGCGCGAGCGATGGCTCTGCACGTTCATCTGCCGGTAGAGGAAGCCGAGTTCGAGGCCGACCTGGTACTGGTCGGTGCGCACGGTCGAGCCGGCCTTGCTGCGTACCGGCACGCTCGAGCGCTTGCCGATGATGACCCAGAAGCCCGGGCCCATGTCAGGGAAGAGGGGCAGCCCGTCGGCGATGCCCTTGTAGCCGGGCGCGACGAGCGGCGCGTGCACCACCTTCTCGCCGCCCTTCGACCAGCCGAACAGCGCGGCGGCGCCGGTGGTGTCCTTCACCGCGATGACGCCGTTCGCGGGGGCGGGGGCGAGCACTTCCTGTGGAACGGCGCCGTAGAGGTCGCGCGGGCCGCCCGCCTGGCCGGCGGAGATCTTCGCCTGGGTGAGACCGCGGACGACGAGGTACGAGTTGCCGACCGCACTCGCCGCCAGTCGCGCGACCGTGCTGCCGAACGCGGCGTTGATGACGTCCGCGAGCTGCTGCATCGTGTAGGAGCCGGCCGGGAACGACACGACCTGCGTCACTCCGTCGACGACGTACGTGACGGTCTTGGTTCCCTGGCCGGTCGTGTCGATGCCCGAGTAGGCAGCGGCGGTGAACAGGTCCGCGTACGGCTGCGGCGGCGTACCGGTGAGCAAGAGTCGCCCGTCGGCGTCGGCCGATGCGACCTCGACCAGGCCGGCGGTCGCGTTGATGGTGGCGGCGAGCTGCGCGGCCGACTGGCTGCCAGCGGTGAAGTTGCCGGTGGTGACGTAGCCACTGTCGACGCCCGTCTTGGAGATCTGCAGGTTCATCGTCCCGCTGATGGTGTACGGCCCGGCGTACGCGGCCTCGAGCACCGGCGCGCGCGCGCGGTTCATCACCGTCACCTTCGCGGGCAGCGCGCTGAGCAGGTAGCGGCGCAGCGCGCGAGCCGCCAGGGCCTCGACCTCGACGCTCACCTAGAAGCCCTCCACGTCGTCGGCGATGCTGCTCTCGATGAACTCGTCGGCGCCGGCGGCGTGCAGGGCGTCGCGCGCGCCCTCGAGCGCCACCCGCTGAACCTCGCGCTCGAACTCGCCGCTGAAGTCGAACGGGGGCCGGTCGGGCATGTCGGCCGTGCCGCTCTGGTGGAAGCTCGCGTAGTCGAGGCCGGAGGTGCCGAAGTTGAACTCGGTGGTGGAGAAGTCGCGGAACGCGTGAGCGGCGCCGCTCTCGGTGAGCGCCTCCCGCATCGCGCCGGTGCGCTGCAAGATGGGCATGCCGGGGTAGTTGCGCCCCTTCCACTCCTCGTACGCGGGCGACAGCGCCGCCCAGTGGCCGACGTTGGGGCCTCGTCCCTCGGCGGCGAACTGCCGCTCGAGCTCGGCCTCGAACACCGGCACCATCTTCGGGAACGTGTGGGTGCCGAAGTCGGCGAGCTCGCCGCCGGCCCGCTCGAAGGCGACGCTCATCCGCTCGAGCGTGTCGTCGCCCGAGGGGACGTTGCCGACGCGGTACTCCAGCTTCACGCCCGAAATCATCAGCGCTCGTCTCCGTAGCGGAGCCGCGGCTCAGCGTCGGACGCGTCCTCGTCGTCGCTCACCTCGATGCTGCTGTTCTCGGTGAAGTGCGTGATGGGGCCCTCGGGCTCGCTCTCCGTCTCGTCCGCTGAAGCGCCGTCGCCCAGCGCGTCAGCGCCGCCCTCAGAGAGGTCCTTGAACCGGTCCTTCAGCTCGTCGATGCGGCGCTGGTGCTCCGCCGGGTCGATGCCGCTCTGCGTGGGCGGGATGCGGGTGGCGACGTCCAGCCGGATGGTGTCGGCGCACCACGTGTACGCCTCCGACGCCGTGTCGGTGATGGCGGTCGGGTCGATGCTCTTGAGGCGGAGCTTGCCGGCGAGGCGCGCGCCCGCGGAGCCAATCATCTCCGTCACCGTCGTTTCGGTCGGCGACGTCGTCGCGTCGTAGCTGGTGAGGTGCGGGAAGTGGTGCCGCCGCACGTCATCTGCATCGACACCGAAGACGGAGACGGTCACGCATCACCTCAGGGTGCGCCGCCGTCGTTCCAGCCGTTGTCGTTGGCGACCATCTGGTCCGCCATCTGCCGAGCGGTCGCACACTTTGCGTTGCCGACCGCGTAGGTGAGCGGCGGCGCGCCGCCCGTCGGCGAGACGGCGTAGCCGGTGCAGCCCTGCGAGCCACCGTCGGGCGGCAAGTTGATGGTGATTTGGTTCGCCCGCGGCACCGCCGGCGGCGAGGGGACGATACAGGTCTGAAGCTGAGCCCAGCCGATTGCGCTGGTCAGGAGGACGAGAACGAGTGCGAAGCGCATCAGTAGGTCACCCCCTCGACGATGAACGTGGTGCTTCCTGTCGACGCGACAGAGCAGTTAGCGCCCGTGCAGGTGAAGCGGCACTGCACAGTGATGGCGCCGGGGACACCCGTGGCGACGGTGCCCATATCGGCAAGGGTCGCGCTCACCACGCCCGCGCCCATCTCGGCGACCACGTCACCGAACGCGCCAGTTGCGGCCAGCTCGCTGTGTGAGAGCAGGTATTGATTGCCGCCCGCTGAGTTGCCGCACGTGACCGCAACAGCAGTGAGCGGCCCCGCCCCGTCGTCGAAAACCTGCGTCACCTCGGCGAGCACGCGCTTGATGCTCGTGTTGACCGGCGTGGTGTGCAGCGTGATGTCGGTGGTGCCGGCCGCTGCCATCGCGGCGTTGGTGACCACCACCTTGTGGACCCACTGGCGAACGGCGCCGGAGTACGTGGCAGTGATGCCGGTCCCGCTCGCGGCGGTGCCGACGGTCGCGAGGTTCTGGTAGGTGCCGTCGGTGAAGACTCGGCCGACGACGTTGGCGCCGTTCGCACCGCGCGAGAACTGGGTGACGTACCGGTCCTGACCAGAGGTCATCGCGGTCGCATTCGTCAGGACGATCGCCCCCGCCCCTGCCGAATCCGCGGCGTTCCCATAGAGCGCCGTGTCGCTGGATGACACGATGTTGTAATGAAGAATGCGCTGGTTCGACGCATTCTGGTACCCCAGCGACGCCAGCAACGTCGAGCTTGTCGACGTCGCGCCGTTGTAGGCAACGTTGAACAGGCTCGCCGCGTTCGCCGCCGTACCGATGCTGAGCACGTAGTCGGTCGCGTCGAGGGCACTCTGCGGGTAGAGCCTGAAGGCCGAGGTCCCAGCGGTCGCTCCAGCATTTGCCGAACTGATGTTGCTTGTGAGGGTGCCGGACGCACTGGTGCTGGACCAGAAGATGCCCTGCGTGGGGCCACCCGTGATGGTGATGTCTCCAAGCGTCGTCAGCGCCCCGCTCAGCGTCAGGTCCGTGCCGGTCGCGCCGCTCGCGAGGATGCGCGCGCTGAACGAACCGCTCGCGAGGCCCGGCCCGCCGAGCCCCTGCGCCGAGGCGGCGCCCGCGACCAGCAACGCTGCGATGACGGCGAGCTGCTTCACTTCAGCTCCCAGAACTTCAGGTCACCAGACGCCGACACGCGCAGTGCAGCGATGAAGCAGTCGGTGCCGACTGGCGGCATCCAGACGACGCGCTCGTTCGGCTGCAGCTTCACCCCGTTCACCGCGGTGACGGTGCCGGTGCTGGTGGTGGCGCGCCCGACGTAGACTTCGGTCGACGGCTGCAACAGCAGCACCTTCCCGCAGAGCTCGTCGCCGGTGTTCGCGAACGGCGTCGTCGCTTCGTGGTTCGTCTTCGACGTGCCCGTGTAGTCGATGGTGCCGAGGTAGACGGGCTCGCCGTTCAGCTTCAGGTACAGCGTGAGCTCGTTCGCCGGGCGGTACGCTGCCAGCAGTTCCTCGCGCACCATCTCGCGGAAGACGCGCAGCTCGGGCCCGCCGGAGCCCGGCAGCTCGACGTCGCGCACCGGCACTGGCGCGTGAGCGCACCCGACGGCGAACAGGGACAGGATGAAGCGCTTCACGTGGACCTCCGGGAGGTGAGGTGGCCCGCGCTTACGGGTGCTCCCACCAGGTGATTTCGTAGTCGTTGGTGGCGGCGGGGTCGCCGCCGGTGGTGTCGGCGGTGAAGGTCACCTTGACCGTGTTGGCCGACTCGACGAACGCGCCGAGCGTGCCGTCGTCCCACGCGGCGTCGTCCTGGAGCGGCGCGATGTTGACGTGGGTGCCGAGCGCGACGCCCGTGCACGTACCCGTGATGTTCGCCTGAACGCTCGCGGCCGCGGATGGGATGTCGAGGTTGTCGAGCTGGCACCGCACCAGCTTCGAGAGCTTGTTGGTGCTGTCGTTCGTCGTCGCGTCACCGATGAAGATGCCGCCCTTCGCGTAGACCGGCACCGTGTACGGGCCGACCACCGCGCCGCCGTAGGCCGCGCCGAGCGCCACGCCGCCGATGCCGACCGCCGCGCAGATCGCCGCCGCGATGATGATGGAGCGCATCGGTCAGCCCTTGCCCTTCTTGGCCTTGCCCTTCTTGGCGGGCTCCTCGACCGCGGGCGGCTCCTCGCCGTCCGCCTCGCCCTCGTCGGCCTCGGGCTCCGGTTCCGGCGCCTTGCGGCCGCGCTTGCCCGCGAGGCGCTTCGCCTCCTTCTCGGCCTCGCTGTCCCGGTCGAGCTTCTTCTTCTGCTCGAGCCGCTGGAAGTCGGCCTCGGTCACGACGAGCTCGCCGTGCGCGTTGAGGTGCTCCGCCTGCTCCTCGGTGAGGTCGAGCTGCCCGCCGTAGGGCAGCGTCTCTCCGCCGAACTTCACCTGCCCGTGCACCACTCGAAACTGAGCCATGTTCGTTGTCCTTTCGCTGGAGCGCGAGCGCTCAGTAGATGTTGGTGATGAGCGAGCCGGCCGAGAAGTCCGAGTCCGAGCTGGAGACGACCGCTCCAGCCGCGAGCAGGTACTCCCAGCCCTTCTCGAGCACCTTGATGCGGCCGTCCGGCCCGCCGCGCTCCTGGTCTTCGTAGGTGTACGTGTACAGCTGCTTGCGGATGTACTTCGCGCCGTACCGCATCTGCCGGCGGTTCATGCTCGGGTTCTTCACGTACAGCAGCGCGACATCGCTCCAGACCGCCGCGCTCGAGGGGGTGGCGCCCTTCGCCGAGCTGTCGTAGCGAGCCGTGCAGACGTGCAGGTACTCGAGGTCGAGGAGGTTCATGATCTCCTGGTTCGTCAGCATCCGGTCGCTCGAGTAGTGCAGGCGCGCCTTCAGCGCCGGCGACTGCTTGAGCTGCGAGAGCCCGAGGAAGCCGATCGCCATCGCGTTCGGCACCATGCCGCACTGGCCCCAGACGACTTCCTTCTGGTCGGAGACGTTCTTCTCCGGGTTGCCGTCCGCGTCGGCCCAGGTCGAGCCGGCCGCCAGCGCGAGCACCGCCGCCGACGGGTAGCTGCCGGTCGTCGAGAGGGCGGTGTACGCGAGGCGCTCCCGCTTGATCATCAGCCGAGACATGATGTTCTCGGACTGGTCCATCTCGATGTCCTGCACCGCCGCGTCCGCGTTCGCCTCGTCCTTCGGGTCGATGTCGGCCGAGAGCTTGTGCAGCTCGAGCGTGCGAGTGGTCTTGAACACCCCGTAGTCGACCTTCAGCGCCTTCGACTTGCTCGAGGCGCGCGTCTCGACTTCGCGCATGTGGTTCGTGTCGTACTGGTACACGTCCACCTCGGACTTGTCGCAGTAGACGGGCGTGAAGACCTCGTCTGCGATGAAGCCCGACATCGAGTTGACCTGCTTGATGGAGAGACCATCGAGCGGGTTGCGGGTGAACATCTGAGAGGCGTCGATCATGGCAGTCGTGTCCTTTCGAAAATCAGGCGTTGGGCGCGCCGAGCGCGACCGGCGTGGTGAGCAGAACCGGGTGCTCCTCGCCGCTCGCCGCGGTCGCGGAACCGATGAAGTAGCCGAGCGTGTTCGACGCGGCGCCGGCGGCGGCGACCGCCTTGCCGGCGTTGTTGGACTCGACCGGGCCGTTCACGTTGACGGTGCCGCCGAACTGCACCATCGCGACCCCGTTGATCTGCACGCCGATCCACTTGTCGGCGCCGCTGGCGGCCTCGACGGCAACCCCGATGGTGAGGTCACCCTCGGCGGCCGAGATGACGACCTGGCGCGCGTTGGTGGAGTCGAGCTTGACGAAGCAGCCGCGCGTGATGGCGGCGCCGCTCTTCATGGGGATGATGATTCCGACGGACTCGATAGACATGGTGCGGGTGTCCTTTCAGCGCTTCAGGCCGAGGCCTTGGGGGTGGAGGGGAAGGCCGAGCGGTACAGCTCGGGGTTCTCCTTGGCGGCGCGGCGCGTGGCCGTGACCGGGGCGACGCCGGACTTCTCGAGCTCGGCGACCTTCGCCTCGAACTGCTTGAGCGCGTCGCCCTGCTCGCCGGTCGGCGGCGTGCCGGCGCTGCGCGGCCCGCCGAGGTTGACGATCGGCGCGCGCGCCGCGTAGCGGGCGGTGGCCTTCTCGAGCCCGTACGTCTTGACGTCCTCGAGCACGGCGGCCTTCTCGATGGCGGCGATGCGACCCTCGCGCTCGAGCTTCGCGCAGAGCGCCTCACCGTCGGCCTTCACCTTCGCGTCGGCCGCGGCCTGCTCGATGGCGGCGATGCGCTTCTCACCAGCGAGACGAGCCTCGCGCTCCTTCGACAGCTCGAGCTCGAGCTCACCGGTGCGCTTCTCGGCCGCGGTGCGCTTGTCGACCGACTCGGCCGCGGTGCGCTTCGCGTCGGCGCCGGCCCTCACCGCCGCTTCGATCTCCGCGTCCGTCGCGGTCGCGGCGAGGGCGTACAGCGCAATCAGCTTGGTGCGGTCCATCAGGTTCTCCTTCGAGGGTGAATCGTTCGCGGCCAGCGGCTGCAGGTGGCCGAGGAAATAGGGGTCGTTCAGCAGCGAGGCGCCGAACAGCGTCGGCTCGAGCTCGCCGGTCGCCGCGTCAGGCCACGCCTCGTGGAACTCGGGCGAGATGTACTGGAAGCGCTCGGCGTCGACGTCGGCCTTGCCCTCGGGCAGCCACTTCGTGAGGCCCTCGAGGGTGTCCTTCGCGCTGATGCGGAAGTCCGTCAACCAGCCCACCGCAGCCTTCGCCTTCGGGTCCGTGACGCGCGTCTCGTTCGAGCTGCCCCAGTGGTGGCGGTCGATGGGCAGCTTCGGGGAGCCCTTCGCCTTCCAGTTGGCGATCATCTTCTCGAGCAGCTCGCGGGTGACGTTGATGACGCCCCAGTCGGAGCGGTGCCACTCGCCCGCGGGCATGATCTCGTTCCACACGGGACCTTCGCCGGCTGCGGAGACCGTCGCCGCGCGAACGTTGCTGCCCAGACCGAGACGCTTCTTCAGCACGAGGCCAAGAGTCCGGGGCGAACTGTCGCCCGCTCAAACGCTATTCGTCGTCGACCGGCTGAAAGCCTCCGCCGCCCTTGAAGTTGAAGACGTAGAGGCAGCGGCAGCGGTTGCGCCCGTCGCACTGGCGGAGCGGCGGCGTGTTGCGCTCGTACTCGCTCGAACCGAACTCCAGCTCGGTGCCGTCCATCGACTCGCAGGGCCCGCACGTCCCCTCGTCGAGGATGCTCGACAGCTCCACCGACTCGACGCTGTCGCTGTACTGCTCGGCGAAGTCGGCGCGGCCCATGTTGAACGCCTTCGTCAGCACGCCGCCCGCGTCGCCCTTCAGCGCGGAGGTTCGCACCTGGTCGGAGACGACGTCGGCCACGACTTCCTCGGGCGAGCCGCCCGTGCGCACCACGTCGATGGCGGTCTCCTCGAGGGCGGCCCGCAGCCGCGCCTCCATCTGCCGCGCGAGCCGCTTGCGCTGCGCTTCGAGCAGCTTCTCCGTCTCCGGGTTCGGCGCAGGCGGGGTCGCGTCGGGCGGAGGGAAGGTGTCGTCCTCCTCGGCCGCGGTGCGCGTGCGGCGCGCGTCGCGGCGAGCCTCAGCCGCCAGCTGACGCCAGCCCTCCGCGCGCGCCCGCTTGAGGAACTGGCCGATGAACGCGTCGATGCGGCTCATGTCGAGCGGGAGCGTGGCAATCTCCTCGTGCTCCACCTCGCCGTCCTTCATCGCCGCCCGCACGTCGGGCACGCAACGGGTCAGCATCTCCACCACCATCGGCCGCACGTTCCGCTCGAAGCACTCGCGCTCCGAGTCGAAGAAGCCGGCCATGCTGCCCAGGTCGAGCTTCAGCTCGGAGGCGCGCAGCGGCCGCCGCGGCTGCCAGCTGGGCGAGCTGCTCGCGACGCGGTGCCGCGCCACCTTCGGCGGCTTCGTCTCGTCCTTCTCGCCCGGCTTCGGCTTCGGTGTCCCGCTCGACTGCCCGGGCTTCGGCGGCTCCGTCTCGCTCTTCTGCGCGAGCGCCTCCGCCATCTTCGCCGCCTTCTCGGCCGCCTCCGCCTTCGCCTCCTCGAACTCCTCTTCCGTGACGGTGCGGTCGCCCACGCGCTCGCGCGCGGCGTTCTCGTCCTCGATGGTGTGGACCGTGATGACGCCGGCGTCGCGCAGCGTCTTCACCGCCGTCGCGTACTCGACCGGCTTCAGCTTCGCCTGCTTCAGCGTCCACTTCACCCGCGGGTACGCCTCCTGCGGGCCGAAGTTGACGTCGACGAGCCGGCGCACCACGCCGGTGTACTTGCGGCCCGCGTACCCGTCGCCGGTGCCGTTCCACACCGACTCGAGCGTGGCGATGATGCCCAGCGCGAACGCGTCGGCCGACTTGTCGTGCACCTCGCCGACGCTGCGCGAGCCGGTCTCACCCATGCCGAGCGCCATCTGCTGCGCCTGCACCTGGCCGAGGATGCTGATGCCGAGCTTCTCCCACGCGTCGATGACGTGGCCCTTGTTCGCACCCGGCGAGAAGAGCCACTTCAGCGTGACGCCGGCGGGCATCACCGCGGCCGCGTTCTCGTGCGGCACCATGTTGGCGAGCAGCTTGTAGAGCTTCTTCTGCTGCGACTTGGTGAGCTTGACGCCCTTCTCGACCTCGGCGATCGGGATGCCGGCGCTCTCGCGGATTTGGCTGATGCCGACCAGGCTCAGCAGCTGCTCGCGGATTTTGCACTGGTACCAGACGGGCCGGTAGGGGCTGAAGCCGAGGTAGTTGTTGCCCGTCTTGTTCCACGTCGCGAGCAGCAGCGAGTCGGCCGGGACGTAGTTCTCGTGGAAGCTCTTCCCGTCGCGCTGCTGCCCGAGCTGGCGCACGCCGGCGAGCTCGCCGTCCCGCTCGTCCCACCCGTTGGTCGGGTGGATGGAGATGGGCAGCATCTCGCTCAGCTTAGCGAGCTTGTACCCGGTGCCGCCCGGCAGCAGCGGCGAGCTGCACTGCTCGAAGACCGTCTCGTGCAGCACGAAGCCCGGGATGAGCAGCCCCTCGGTCTGCCGCTGCGCCACCTCCTGCATCGGCAGCCACTCGAGCAGGTTCTTCCGCACGAAGTCGGTGATGCGCTTCGCGAGCGCGCGGTCCTCCATCGCCTCCTCGCTCGGCTCCTCGATGGAGAGCCGTGCGTCGCGAATCTGCGCCTTGGAGAACTCGACGCCCTTGCTCACCGCCTCGTCGGTGCGCAGCAGCTTCTCGTACTCGCCCCACGTGCGCGTGCCCGCGGTGCCGTACGCGAGCTGGTGGATGAGCTTCGAGTTCGACTCCGAGAGGATGTCGCCGAACCAGTTGGTGGTGCCGGTGATGCTCTGCTCGGTGAGGTTCGGCTTCAGCTCGGGCGGCGCCGGCAGCTTCCCCGCCATCATCGCCGCGTGCACCGCGTTGAGCGCCTCGCGCGTCTGCTTCGTCAGCTGAACCCGAGCACCCATGCGGCGACGGTGAAGCGCGAAGTGTCGCCCCGACCACCAGCTTCGTCCAGACGCCCGGACGGTCAGTGCTCCATCGCGGCGAGGCCGGTCGGGGTACCGGTGAGCAGCCGGTCGGGAATCTCGGCGTCGCTCTCACCGAGGAGGTCGAAGCAGGCCGTCCCGGCGTCGACCTGGTCGTCCTCAGCGTCGTTCACGCCGGTGAAGCCGAGGTGCTCGGCGACGAACTCGTCGAGCCAGGGCGCGTCGACCGGCAGCAGCACGCGGCCGCGGTTCCACTTGTCGGCGTAGTTCATCGAGCGGACGAACTTGTCGCCCTCCGCCTTGACGAACTCGAGCGGCACCGCACGCGGCGGCTCGTTGAACAGGTCGGCGGCGCCGGCCTCGGTGGTCGCGCCGTACCAGCGCCAGGGCGCTCCACGTTCTTTGATGTGCAGCCGCCGGCAGCGCTTCTTGAAGACGCGCGCTCGCACCTGCGCCCGGTGCGCCCAGGTGACGTACCAGTAGCCGCGAGCGTAGAGCATCTTCACAACCGCGCTGTGGTCGGCCGTCCTCTTCACGCTGTAAGCGAGGTCGACGCCGAACGCGGCCTCGTACGACTTCGGCAGCTCCGTGTACGTGTGGACGCCCTTGAACACCGTCGCGCCGCGCGGCCGCGGGCGTCCCTGGTAGAGCGAGTCCCACGTGTAGCTGTGGACGTCGGCCTCAATTTCCCGCAGCGCCGCCACGTCGAAGCGCTCCGGCCACAGCGCGCGGCCCTTCTTGTCGATGGCCGGTAGGTGGACGTAGCGGTACTTCTCCTTGACGAGCGTGCCGCTGAGGTCGTCGGGGTGCCAGCGCGTGGCAAAGACGATGACGCTGCCGCCCGGCTCGAGGCGCGTGCGGGCGACGGCGCGGAACCACTCGCGCACGCGGTCGCGGTACGTCGGCGACTCCGACTCGACCCGGTTCTTGAACGGGTCGTCGATGATAATGATGTCGAAGCCCTTGCCGGTGAGCGGGCCGCCGACGCCGGTGCTCCACATGCCGCCGCCGGCCTTCGTCTGCCAGGCGTCGAGGCGCTCGGAGACCAGCTCGACGCCGAGCTCCTTCACCAGGTCGCGCACGACGCGCGCCTTCTCGACCGAGAGGTTCGCCCCGTACGTCACGTAGGCGATGCGGATGCGCGGGTTCTGCCAGATACACCAGGCGATGAAGCGCAGGACGGTGTCGGTCTTCCCGTGCCGAGGCGGCGCGTGGCAGACGATGCGCGCGGGCTTCTTGTGCAGGAAGACCGCCTCGAGCTCGGCGGTGAGCGGCGCGAGGTGGTACGGCCGCGAGTACGTGCGCGTCGACAGCGGCACGAAGTCCTGCAGGCTGCGCCGGGCGAGCGCGGCCTGCGCGGCGAGCGCGTCGCTCACTGCGATGGAGGGCAGCGCGCTCATCCCGCCTTCGGCTCGACCGGCTTCGCCTTCTCGAGCAGCGCCGCGAGCGTGCGGTGCTCGTCGACGGTGAGCCGCGTGTAGTCGAGCTGGATGTTCAGCTGGTCGACCTTCACCTGGAAGACGTTGGTGACGCTAGAGTCGCCCTCGTCGCCGAACAGCTTGATGTGCCGGCCGAGCATCTCGAGGCCGCGGTGCTTCGGCCAGAACTTCACCTTCTTCAACTCACCGACCTGCACGCGCTCGTCGCCCTTGCCGTCCCAGATCTCCTCAATCTCGACGCTCGCGATGGCGCGCCGCACCGCCTCAGGCATCTGCTTCAGCGGCAGCAGCCGGCCCTTCTCGTCGACGATGTCGCCGGGGTCGACGTGGCCGAACGTCTGCAACTCGCGCAGCACCGCCTCCGCCTTCACCTCGACCTTCTCGGCCCGCTTCGCCTTCCGCGCGTCGATGGCGGCCGCGACGTCGGCAAAAGTCAGCAGGCGCTGACCGCACGACTTAGCGGCCTTCGGCGAGTACCCGGCACGGATGGCCGCCTGGGTGGCGTTGAGGTCGACCAGGTACTCGTCGACGAAGCGCTCGCGCTTAGACTTCGCCACTGACGACCCTCCGGTGCTGGCGGCGCACCTTGCGCTCGCAGTTGAGCAGCAGCGTCGCCTGCGCCCAGATGACCTTGTCGCGGCTCCACCCGAGCTCGTCCGCGATGGCGGAGACGCTCATGCGCGCGTACGTCTTCGTCAGTACCTGCTGCAGCTCCGCCAGCACCTTGCGGCCGCGCAGCATCCGCTCGTGCAGCTCCTCCTCCGACAGCTTCTCGTTCCAGCTGGGGTTCACGCCGCCCTCCTCTGCGTCCAGGCGTCCGGACGCTCGAACACCACCAGCGCGCTCGGCTGCATCGCGCCGGTCGGGCGCCGGTGGTCCGGGTAGCCGCCCACCGGGCCGTCGGGGCCGTCGAACGGCAGCCGGCCGTCGACGAGCACCACCGTCGTGACGAGGGCCTCGGAGACGTAGCGGGTCGCGTTGCCGAGCGGGTCGGGCAGCCGGCGCCACAGCCACTCGGCCGAGCGCACCCTCCCCTCGGGTCGCATGATGTGCTTCCGCCACCAGTCGGTGGAGGGGTCGGCCGGCACCAGGTTGACGTACCGCTCCTCGACGGTGCCGAGCAGCAGCGACTCGCGCGCGTGCTCGAGGTGCCGGCTCAGGTTGCCGCGGCTGTACGGCGGGTTCCGCCAGCACCGCCTCGAGGGCGGGTGCCGCGCGAAGATGTCCTGCTCCTTGGTGACGAAGCGGCGGCACTGCGCGTTCCAGTGCGCCGCGCAGGCGTCGAGGTCGAACGGGCCGAACACCTCGGAGACGAGCCGGAAGAACCACCGCGGCGTACGCCGCTCGTCGGTCACGAGCGACTTCACTCTACCCCCCCCAGCAGGAACGCGTTGTTGCTCACCCGCCACCTCGCTTCCGAATCGGCACCGCGGGCGACAGGCCCCGCGAGCGGGCGAGCTCGACCTCCCGGTAGCCCTTGTAGCGGGCGCACTGCTCGGCGTCGGTGCACTCGTAGAGCTCGCTCTTCAGGTTGAGCGTGGTGTCGAGCACCTCGAGCCGCTTCAGCGAGTAGTCCTTGTAGGTGCAGCCGCAGCGCCGGCACTGGTGCCAGTCGGTCGCGTACTGCCAGCGATTCGTGGTGCTCATCCAGTCCTCCTGACGGCGCCGATGGCGTGGAGTGCCTCGAGCGGCGTTCGCACGACGTCGACGGGGAGCCCTCGCCACTCGCGGTGCCACTTCACCTGGCTCTCGCGGAGCTCGCCCTCCTCGGTCTTCACCTCGAGCAGGAAGGTGCGGCGCCGGAAGCCGACGAGCAGGTCGGGCGTGCCCTCGCCGACGTGGGTGATGATCTTCACCGTCGCGCCGCACTTCCGCAGCGCCTCGACGATGGACGGTTGGTTCGCGTCTGGGGGTGCACCGCTACGCATTCGAGTCTCCTTCCGGGCGCCCGGACGTCGGGGCTACTGGTCGATCCGCTGGGGTGGTCGATCCGGGGGTCGATCCGTCGCGCTCGGGGGAGGCTGGGTCGATCCGCGTCGATCTGGGTCGATCAGCATCACCCCCCTTTAGGGGTGATCGACCGGATCGACCGGATCGACCCCCCTCCAGAGGTCGATCCGCTGGTGAATTTGGATCGACCGGATCGACCGGATCGACCCCCCCGTCAACCAGCTCCAAGTCGGCCTGTTCGACCGGCTCCACCCACACCCGCCAGAGCCCGTTCTGGCCGGGCTCGCGGGTGATGAGCTGCTCCTCTTGCAGCTTCGGGAGGAGTTGGCTGCGCACCTTGCGGATGCCGATCTTGAGGCGCTTTGCGAGCGTCAGGCTGCTCTGCGCGCCGTGCGTGTTCAGCGCCTCCATCACCTTCTCGTAGAGCTGCTCGTCGTTCTGCGGCCGCGCCCCGGTCTTCGACTGCTTGCCGGTCGTCTCGTCGTACGCCTCGAGCTCCGCCGGGGTCGCGGCACGGAGCGCGCCCTCGAGGTCGTCTTGCGCGACGAGCACGAGCGAGTTCTCGGGCGCGTAGTTCGTCTTCCCGATGATGAAGTCGAGCAGCTTCGGCTGCCCTTCGACTGCTTGCCGCCGCTCGAGCATCGCGACCCAGCGGGCGCCGTCGCGTTGCCCGGACGCGCCCCGCAGTGCGTCGGTGCTGCCCGGCTCGTCGTCCTTCGCGCGCTTCCGCGTATGGGCGGGCAGCAAGACATTCGGAGCGCCGCACTCCGGCGCCGTCAGCGTCTCGAGCACCTGGATGTAGCGAGTCGCGGCCGCGTTGTCCTTCTCGACGTCGGCGCCGGCGAAGCGGCTCGACGGGTCGAGCACCACCAGCGAGTACGGGCGGCCCTCAGTGGCGGCCGCGCGCAGCAGCTCGCGCAGCTCCGACACGCGCGTCGTCTCCGGGAGACCGCCGGTCGACTTCTCGGTCTCGTACGTGAGCGCCATTCCCTCACCGGCGGCCGGCAGCACGGTGAGGTTCCACGCGACCTCCTGCTTCTGCAGCGCGTTGGCGCCTCGCATCGCGTAGTGCAGGCGGCGCTGTGTCTCGGGCCAGTCTTCCTCGGCGAGGATGAGCAGCACGCGGCCGCGCTCGCACGACCAGGCGCCGAACCACTTGCCCCCGCTGGCGACCGCGACCGAGAGCCCGATGACCGCCTTCGACTTGCCGGTGCCACCCGGCGCGCCGAGCATCCCCACGCGTGCGCGCGGCAGCACGCCTCTGCCGTCGGCCCCCCACACCAGGTACTGGCGCGGGGGCGGTGCAGCGTCGAGGAGTTCGACGCTGAGCGGCACCACCATGTCGGCGAGCGAGCGAGCCACCTTCGGTGCCTGAACGGTCGCCGCCAGCGCGACGAGCTGCTCGGCGGTGCCGCCGCCCGCAACAAAGTCGGCCGCGTCCTTGCCGTTCGGCAGGGGGACGACCTTGACCGTCTTGACCGTGCCCGCCAGCGCCGCCGCGACCGCCTTCGCGTGCGCGCGCCCCGGCTCGTCGTTGTCGGGCACCACGTAGACCGCAGAGGCGCCCGCGAGCGCGCTGGAGTACTCGGGGCGCCACTTGCCGGCGCCGCCCGGGTTGCACGTGGCGGTGAGGCCGAGCCGGCGCAGCGTCTCGACGTCTTTTTCGCCCTCGACCACCCACACGCTGCCACCGGCCGCGCACGCCGCGCGCAGCTCGGGGAGCCGGAAGAGCACGCGCCGCGCCCCCATCCGCCATACCCACTCGCCGCCGGGCCCGCGGTGCCGCTGGCGGAAGTCCTTCGGCTCCATGCGGACCACTTGGAACAGCTCAGCGCCTTCCTCGTCGGCGTAGCTGTACTCGGCGGTGATGCGCGACTTCTGCGACGTCGACGACCCCGTGGGGAACAGGTCCGCCATCGCGAGCTCCATCGCGCTCACGACGTCGCTCGTCTCGCAGTTCGCGAGGCACTTGAGGAGGACGCGCCCATCGCCGCCCACGCTCACCTGCAGGCTGGCGCGCTCGTCCTCGTGCGCAGGGCAGCGCGCCTCCCACTGCTTCTCGTCCGTCTTCCGGTGACCGGGCAGCTTCCCGAGCACGAGACGGATGGGCTCGATTGGGAACACCCCTCCCGCTGCCGCCATCACCGGGGCCTCCGGTGCTCGGCGGCCTGCGCGCACGTCGCGAAGTGACTGGTCCACCGCCGTCGCGGCGCCGCGTGCTTCGGCTCGTCGGCGCGCCAGCTCTCGACGTGCAGCCCATCGGGGTGCAGGTTCATGACGAGCTTGCCAGCCGGGTCGGGCTCCGCGTTCACCGGCATCCGACCGCCCGCCGGCGTCGCGGCCCAGAACATCAGCGCGTGGCAGGTGCGGCACTCGACCGGCTTCGGCGGCTTCGCGGCCGGTGTCGCAGGCGCCACCACGAACGCGAGTAGCGCCTCCGCGAGCGAGCCCACGTGCGCGGAGGGCACCTTCGCGGCGATGCGGTTCACCTCGTCCCAAACGTCGACGTGCCCGCCTGGCTCGCCGCCCAGCGTGAATGGGCCGACTTTGATTTCGAGGCTCACGCGGCCTTCGCTCCTTCCGGGCCGGGGTCGACGAGCATCATCAGCGCGGCCGGGCCGGCCCACTCGAGCGGGATGAAGACGCCGTCGCCGTTGAAGTTGGCACCGCAGTCCAGGCAGCGCGCGATGACGCCCGCGCGCTCGATGGTGGCCCAGAACGCGCGGCGCCGCGTGCCGCCGCAGCCGCAGCAGGTTCGGCGGAGCGCTCTCACGAAGCACCTCGCACCGCGCCGCCCGTCTCGCTGTTGCAGTGAGCGCAGGCCGGTCTGATGTTGCCGCGCACGTACCTTCCGCCTCGGCAGCCGGGCACGATGCGGTCGACCGTGACGGTGGCCTCAGTGAGGAGTTCGCCGCACCGGTAGCAGCGGCACGTCGGGACGCCGTGTAGCTTCCAGTCGGCGGCGAACGTTTTCACCAGCCACCGCCGGCGAACTGCGCGGTCGCGGCTGTTGCCCCGGGCGTTGCCGTTCGTAGTGCCCCTCACGCGGCCCTCCGCAGTCGCTTGCGCGGGTTGAGGTTCGCGCTGATCAGCGCGTCGACCATCGCGGGCGGCACCATGTTGCCGATGCCGGCTATCTGGTCTTCCTGCGTCTCCGCATCACTGAGGTCGAAGCCCTCGGCGAGCTCGCCCATCGTCCCCCGCAGGAGCTCGGGCGCGGTGAGCATGCGGAAGCAGACGTCGACCAGCTGGTAGTCAACTCCGTGCACCGTCACGAGGCCCAGGCGAGCTTTCGCGGTCAGGGTACGCATCGGCTCGCGCAGGTCCTGGCCGCGGCCGGGTGCCTTGTCGTCCCCGTAGTAGGCGGTGAGGAACGCGCGGACTTCTCCGACGTGCATCCCCTTCGCCGTGATTGTCGGGAATGGGTCTCGCAGTCCGGCGCCATGGCACTGCCCGCGCAGCTTCACCGGGTTCCCAGTGACGAGCCCGTGGTGGTCTCGGGAGGTGACGGTCCCGATGGGAGCGCGCAGACTCGAGCCACCATTGAAGCCGCCCTCGCGGTCAGCGCCGAAGTACTTGGTGAGGAATGCGGTGACGAGCGCGTGCTTCCGTCCCTGGGCGACGACTGTGCCGAGCGGGTCGCGGAGGTTCAGCACGCGCGCCCGCTGGCCTTTGCGCTCGCCGTAGCCGACCTGGATCAACTGCGGCACCACCATGCTGTGGCCGCGCCGGCCCGCGGTGATGGTCGAGAACGGCGCCTGGATTGACTCGACGCGGGCCTCGCGTCGACCCTTGCCACCGTGGTTCGCTTTAATGAGGACCGGTGTGACGATGCCGTGTCGGTTCACCGTGGTGATCGTCGAGAGCGGTGACGACGCAGGACGGTCGGTGCGGCCGGTGCTCTGCTGGTCGATGCTGATGACGAACGGGTCCGGGTCTTCGTAGAGGAAGCGACGGAGCCCCTGCGCGATGCGCCACATCGTCTTCTCGACCAGCGGCCGCAGGCGCCCGCCGCAGACCTCGCAGTGGGTCGGAAGAATGGACGACCGATGCGGGTGCGCGCACGTGCACGGGAAGATGCTCCCGGCCGGGATGTCGAAGTCGATGCACTCGGCCGCGGTGTGAAACGGAAGCAGGCCAGGCCCGTGCGTCGGCTCCGGGAAGAGCGGCGGAATGCCGTCGTTACTCCCGACGATGAAAAGCCGATTGCGGCGGGTGGGCGCTCCGTATCTCGAGCAGTCGAGCACCTGCCAGTCGACGTCGTAGCCGAGGCGCTGGCACTGCCTGATGAGCCGGTCGAAGTGCTCGCCCTCACGCTCCGGGTCCGGCTGACGATCTTTCCCGAGCGGACCCCACTTCTCGAACTCGCGTACGTTCTCGATGAAGAAGAGCGTCGGCTCGAGGTCGCGAAGCCAGTGAGGAATGATGTTGGCGAGAGCGCGGATGTCCTGGCGTCGTGGCTTGCTGCCGCGAGCATTGCTGTGGTGGGTGCAGTCCGGCGAGAACCACAGCCCGCCGACCTCACCTTTCCGCGCGACATCGCTCGGCCGGGCCCGCCAAAGATTTTCGGTGAAGTGCACCGTGTCGGGGTGATTCCGCTCGTGCACGCGGATTGCGAGAGGCCAGTGGTTGATGGCGAAGTCCGGCTCTCGGCCGAGAGCTTTCTGCATCCCGAGTGAGGTGCCGCCGAAGCCGGCGAACAGATCGCCCCAAACCATCTTTCGGAGGTCGAGGAGCTTGCTCACGTGCCCACCTGCTCGAACATGTCGCCGGCGGCGCCGTCGTCGCTCCGACCGGAAATGCGGCGCCACTCCTCGCGGCGCCCCATGCTCTCGATGACGATGCGGTCCGCGCCCTCTTCGTGCGAGCCGTACCGCGCATCGAGCTGCTTCCGCGTCGCCTGTGCGTTCCCGCCTCTCGAGCGGGGCTGCGGCGCGAGCTTCTCGTCGACGTAGGTGCTCACGCTACGCACCTCCGAACATCGGTGGCTGTACCGGCTGCGGCGTCACCTCGCCGCGACGCTTCGGCAGCTTCTCGAGCAGCGCGTCCGGCGACGGCGCGCGGTACGTGACGCCGTTCCACCGCACCGCGTACAGCCCGTCCTTCGACCGCAGCGTGCGCGGCGAACCGAGTCGCTCCTTCACCGCGGCGCGGAAACGCTTCTTGTCCTCCTCGAACTTCTTGAGGAGCTCGCGGATTTCCCCGAATACCCCCCCCCGGTGCGCGTTTAGCCATCGGCCACCTCGCTCTCCTGCTCGAGCTCGTCCTCGTCGATGCCCTGCTCGCCCGAGGTGAGCGCGTACGGGTCCTTCAGGACGTAGCCGCTGCCGTTGCACCGCTCGCACTCGCCACCGACACAGCCGATGCAGTTCGGGCAGAGGATGCGCTGAAGCTTCGGAAGGTCAGCCACGGCGTCGCTCCTGACGCTCGACCGCGAGCAGCGCGTAGCCGAGCACGTCCCGCCACGGCGACTCGCCGAGCGCATCGCGGTCGGTCGCGATGCGGAACAGCTTGTCGAGCACGCGCACCACCGTGAGCGCGTCGTCGAGCTTCTCCGGCGCGACCCCGTTCGGGTACAGCAGCCGCATCACCTCGCCCGACTTGCCGAAGCTGTCGCCGTACGCGGCCTGCTTCTTCACCACCAGGTCGGCCGCGCCACGCGCGACCGAGTGGTACGCGGTGCCGCCGCGCGCGGTGTCGAGCTGCTCGAGCAGCCACACGGCATCGCTCACGTTGAGCAACGTGAACTCGCGCGACACGCCGCTCTCCGGCTTCGCGACCCGCGCGACGAGCTCGCGCAGTTGCTGCTCTCGGTCAGACATGGCTCGCCTCCAGCAGCGGCATTCCCTCGGGGTTGCGCCTCGCCTCGCGCTCGAGCCGCTCCCGCTCAGGGAAGACGGTCTGCCCGTCGAGCGCGACCAGGTGGAACGGGCCGCGCTCGTGGCGGTGCTTCACGTCAACCCCGTGCGCCGGCAGCTTGCAGGTGCGGCCGGAGAGCGCGCAGACGGCCCGGCAGCTCCCCGCGAACCTCACCCGCACCTTCTCGAGCGTCGCCGCCTCGAGCTGGCGCATCCGCTCGCGCGTGACGTTCATCACCGCGCCCGTCGCCTCGAGCGTCTGCGGCCCGGCGTCGGCGATGTCGAGCGAGCAGCTCGCCTTCAGCTCCGCCACGTCGACGTCGGGCCGGTTGATGACGAGCGATCCGGCCGGCGTGATGTCGAGGTACGTGTGGTAGCGACAGCCGACGAACGGGCACGGCCGCTCGCCGCCGAAGCAGTCGCCGCGCGTCTTCGGCCGCTGCGCCTCGACGGGTGGCTCCTTCGGCCCGAGCCGCTTCCGGTCGAGCCGCGCGTCCCGCGCGAGCCGCTTCTGCGACAGCGTCTTGCTGACCCGAGCCCCAGCCGTCGGCGGCGGCAGCTCGAACGGCGACGGAGAAACTTCACCCCCGGCGACGGCTGAGGTTGTCACCGTCCCGGGAGCATCTGGAGGTTTTGCCCGTGTCGTGTCGGGTGCGCCGCCACCTCCAGTGGGCGCGCTTTTCTTGAGCGCGGCGAGCACGAGGGCCCGCCTCCGCATGAAGTCGTTCGCGTCACTCACGGACGGGCGCCTCGATGGTGTCGACCGCCTGCTTCACCGCGGCGAGCCAGCCCTCGCAGTACGTGTTCAGCAGCGCCTCGGGGTCGTGCCCCATCGCCTCGGCGACGACGCGGAACCGCTTCTGCGCGTCGCTCTTCGCCTTAGGCAGCTTCGCCTCGACGACGCCGAGCTCGAGCCGGTCGAGCACGTCGGCCTTCGGCTTCGTCGCGCGCGGCTTCTTCTTGCCAGCCTTCGAACCGGCGCTGCCGGGCGGGTAGCCCTGCTGGCACGGCGTGCAGACGCCGGTCTTGTTCTGCGTGCTGATGTGGTTGCCGCAGCCCTCGCGGCTACAGGTCTTGTCGCTCATCTTCACAGCCATCGGTGTCACCTCGGGTGCTGCGGGTTGTTCGTCCGGGCGCCCGGACGTGGGGGGGGTAGAGGCGAGTCGCCGTGCTCCGCGGAGAGCAGCTCCAGCCACACCTCGAGCGGGATGCCCGACGGGCGCGTCTGACCGCGGCACGCCAGGGCCGCGTCGATCGACTCGGGGTCGGCGCAGATCAGACCGACCCCCGCTTCTTCAACTGCGGCGTGAACTCGGCCGGCGTCTTCACGCGCGAGCGCTCGGCGTCGGCGGCGCTCGGTGAGTCGAGCTCGATGCCGCCGCACAGCGCGCGCAGCAGGAACGCGTCGGCCCGCTCGTGCGCCTCCGCGTGCGCGCGCTCGATGCCCTCGAGCACGCCGCGCCGGTACACCTGCCACTCCCGCTTCGACGCCGGCAGTGAACTGTCGTTCAGCTGTGACGATCGCTCGCCCGGCGTCAGCGGCGGCTGCCGCTGCTTCTTCCTCGCGCTGGCCATCGGTCAGCCCCTCGCAAGCGGGCGAAGAATGGCCAGAACCGGGTCGTGGACCGGGAGAGGACCGAACTTTTGAACAGGTTCACTGAACGGCTGTGAAGCCCTGGACGATTCGAGCCCACCGACGCCGAGGAAAACTCGTCGGTTTGCATTCGCTGGACGCGCGCGCAATCCCTGGACGCGCCTGCCCGCGGACATTCGTTCCGCCGTCGTACCGTCTCCAGGTCGTAACATCGTGCCGCCTTTCGCTTTGCTCTTCGCCATGTTGGTGAACCCCTCCCGCTATGCGGTTTGCTGCTTGGCCGGCGTTTGGACCGGCTGTGGACCCAATTTTTCGACCCCTGCGCGGAGGTCTTCCGTGAGCAGGTGGCCGTAGGTGTCGACGGTGATGTTGATGCTCGAGTGCCTCAGGATGCGCTGCACGTGCTGCACGGGGACGCCGGCCTTGAGCAGCAGCGTCGCGCAGGTGTGCCGCATCGTGTGCCCGTTCACGCGGCGCACCAGCGCTCGCGGCCAGAGCATCATGTTGCACTCCGGGCAGCGGTAGGTGCCCTCGACCTGGTGCACCTCGACGTGCGGCTTTACCTTCGCGTTGGTCTTCGAGCCGTGCAGGCACCGGCGGCAGCTGTACTGCCAGCCGGTGATCAACCGAGCCCGCTTCATCGCGGCGCGCAGCAGGTCCTCCGGCGCCGCGTACTCGGTGCGCTGCTTGCCGTCGACGCCCGGGAAGAGCCACGGCCCCGACGTCTTCAGCGCCTCGGCGATGTACGGCGCCAGCGCGGTCGAGACCGGCAGCACGTCGACCCGCTTCCCCTTCGTCGACTCCCACGCGTAGCTGCGCTGCACGGTGAGGGTACGGCGGTCGGCGTCGTAGTCGGTCTTCTTGAGCCCCGCGAGTTCGCCCTTGCGGAGCCCGAGCCAGCAGGCGGCGGCGAACCACGAGCGCCAGGGCGTGTGCACGTGGTGAATGACGAGCTCGACCTCTCGCTCGCTCAGCGTCTCCTTCGGCGCGCGCACCACCTCGCGGCGCTTCGTGTTGCCGATGGGGTTGTCGCCCGCCCACAGCCCGGCCCGCTTCGCGCGGGTGAAGGTCGAGTACAGGTACGCGCGCAGCAGGTTGATGGTGCGAGGCGCGTAGCCGTCGGCCTCGAGCTTCTCGAAGTAGGGGTCGAGCAGCTGCGAGTTGACCTGGCGCAGCGGGACGCCGCCGTGCGGCTGCCGCTTCACGTGCACGCTCATGAACGACCGGTGGCGCACGATGCTGCGCGCTGAGACGTGCTTCTTCAGCCACCAGTCGACGAGCGTCCAGAGCGTGTAGCCCATGTCGGGCGGCCGAGCCTCGAGGCCGGCCCGCTGCCGCTCGACCTGGTTGACGAACTCGGCGTGCAGCGCCTGCGCGTCGACCTTCTTCACCGCGGTGGTGGCGCGGCGCGTCCAGCGGCCGTCGACCGTCTTCCACTTCACGTACCAGACGCCGCCGCGGTTCGTGACGCCCATCAGCCCTGCCTCTTGAGCGAGACGACGTTGTTGCTCTTCCGCTCGCCGCGCGCCCAGGCCTTCACCTCTTCGGGCTCGAAGCGCAGCAAGCCGCCGACGCGCATCGACGGGATGGCGTCGACGCCGGCGATGCGCTGGTACACCCAGCTGCGCGACGTCTTCAGGTAGGCGGCGACGTCCTGCACGGTCCATAGCGAGGGCGAGGCCTCGGGAGGCGTGGAAATCGAGATCATGCCGCCTCCGTGGCAGGCTGTGCCCCAATCAGGGGGTTCACATGGGAAACGCGCTCGGCGGTGTTTTCGCGACAGTTATCGTCGTCTTTGTCGCGCTCGGTATCTTCCTCGCGATGCGTGAGATCTGGTGTTGGTACTGGAAGATCAACGAGGCGGTCGTCGACCTGCGCGCCATCCTCATCGAGCTGCAGAAGCTCAACGCCCGAGAGGAAGCGAAGACCACCGCTTCCGGCCCCGTGTTCGACATGAACGCGACGCATCGCGGTTAAGGCAGCACCACGTAGCGCTGCCCCTTCGACCAGAAGCTGAACACCAGCCCCGTGCGGATCCACACCGACAAGCGCTCGCGGGAGATGCCGAGCGACTTCGCCGCTCGCGCCTCCGTCACCAGCGCGCCAGACTTCCCCTCGACAGCCTTCCGCTTCTCGTTCTTCACGGACATCGTCCGTGCCTTCGTCTTTTGGTGAGGCATTCGATCCTGCCCACCTCACCACCGGGGAGCATGCCGCTCCGACCACGGGCAAGGTAATAGCCGAAGGGTCTGACACCCACGGCAAGGTGGCGGAAAAGCGCACGATCTCTCCGGGTTCCGGTAGATCGGCCTTAGCCGCGTTTGGTGGACTTCGTTTTGGCGAGGACCCGGCGCGCGTACGACTGCATCGCCTTCACGTCCTTCGGGTCTGGCAGGGGCTCGTTGAGCACGTCGGTGATGATCTTCTCCCGACGTACCAGCCCGTTGTGGGTGGCGTCCTTGAGCACGCTGCGACGGCTCTGCTGCTTGCCGAGCTCGACGCCCTCCTCCTGAGCCGCCTCGATCTCAGCCGCGGCCAAGGCGTTCAGGTACACGGCGAGCTGTTCGGCGCGCTTCAGATCCGCAATCGAAACATCAACCGAAATGGACTTCAGAAGCTCAATGCCCGACGCAGTCGGACTCTCGTCTTCCTCAATGCCGGCGGCCACCCTGAAAGGCACCTTCTCAGAGTGGGTCGGCTCGCTCAACTGAACAGCTGTTGCGGTTCGCATGTTCAGAGCATCGCCGATGGCGATTCTAAATGCAACTCAAGAAGTGAATCAAAAAGTGATTGACGAACTGAACCACTGGTCTGTATCCTTGATGCATGACCGACCACGAGAGCAGCGAGAGGAAGCAGCACGACGAAGAAGCGGTAGAGGCGTTCAACGAGAGCCGCGTGCGGATGCCGCTGCTCAAGGCGTACCGGGCCGCCTTCCACGCGCCGGTCGACCTGGCGCTCACCGACTCGGCGCTGCGCACCATCGGCAACAGCTACGCGTCGGTCTGCTTCGTCTACGGCCCGGTGCCGCACCCGGAGAGCGTCGAGCGGCTCGGCGCGGCGATGCACGCGTACGTCGCCGTGCACCCCGAGGCGGACGACCTCCTCTTCCCCGCCGAGTGCCCGTTCGGCGAGGGAAAGCCGGTCGAGCGGAAGACCGTCACGCTGCGCGAGAAGATCCAGGCCGCCTACTTCGCGCAGCCCGCCGCGGTGAGCGACTCGGGCCGCTTCGAGCGGCTCGTCGAGGAGAAGGGCGGCGCGTTCGACGAGGGCCGCTGGTCGCTGCGCGACGTCACCCAGGCGCTCGTCGGCTTCAGCGCGAAGGCCCAGTTCATCAACCGGAAGTACTTCGGGGGTCGCTTTTCATGAACGCCATCGAGATCGCGTTCAAAGGAAGCACGGTCGATCCGAAGAGCGGATGCTGGCTCTGGCAAGGCGCGACCGCGAAGGGCTACGCGCGCGCCTACGACCCTTCGACCGGCAAGTCGGTGCTGGTGACTCGCCTCGTTCTTGGACTCACCGATCGCAGCGTCTTCGCGTGCCACCACTGCGACAACACGATGTGTGTGAACCCGGCGCACCTCTTCACTGGGAGCAACGCCGACAACCAGCTCGACGCCGTTCGGAGGGGTCGCATTCCGAACAGTCTCAAGACCCACTGCAGCAACGGGCATCCGTTCTCGGACGCAAACACGTACATCAGGAATGCGCGCGGCCATCGGACTTGCCGCGTCTGTAACCGCGCCGCAGTGGCCGCACGGAAGGCGAGGCTCGCTTGAGCGCGCGCCAGCAGTACCGCATCGTCTACTCGAGCGTGCGCGGCGGCTCGCGCGGCGCCTGCTTCGTCGACGCGGCCGACGAGACCTCGGCGCGGGCGTTCTTCGCGCAGGCCTTCCCCAACTCGGCGGTGGTCGAGATCGTGCTCGAGCCGGTCGACCCGTGCGCCGCGTACGAGCGCAAGGACGAGCCCGCCGTCCAGACGCCCGGACAGGAGGTGGGCCGTGCTGAGTAACCTGCTCACCAACAGCCGCCTGCGCGTCGCGCGCAGCTGCAAGCGGAAGCACCGCATCATGTACGAGCTGGGCTACCGGCCAGCTGTCGAATCCGACGACCTCTTCTTCGGCGCCCTCATCCACCTCGCGCTGGAGGCGTGGTGGCGGGGCGTGCAGCTCGGCCTCATCGCCGACGAGTGGCTGAACGCCGCGATGGGGGCGCTGAAGGCGGTGCGAGCCGACCCGTTCGTGATGGCGCGCGCCGAGGTGATGGTGATGGGGTACCACGCGCGCTGGGAGTCGGAGGCGGCCTACTACGAGGTGCTCGGCGTCGAGGAGCGCTTCGAGTGTGACGTCGTCAACCCCGACACGGGCGCGCCAAGTCGCACGTGGCGGCTGGGCGGCAAGCTCGACGTGCGCGCGCGGGACCGGCGCGACGGCCTGGTGAAGTTCATCGAGCACAAGACCAGCTCGGAAGACGTCTCGCCCGGCAGCGCGTACTGGCTGCGGCTACGGATGGACGGCCAGGTCTCCGTCTACTTCGACGGCTGCGAGGCGCTCGGCACGCCCGCCAGCGCGTGCTTGTACGACGTACTGGCGAAGCCGCAGCAGCGGCCCAGCGAGGTTCCGCAGCTCGACGACCGCGGGTTGAAGATCGTCGTCGACGCGAAGGGCGAGCGCGTGAAGACCGGGCCGGGGAAGTGGCGGCAGACGGCCGACACCGCGCAGGGCTACTCGCTGGTGAAGCGGCCCGAGACGGTCGAGGAGTACAAGAAGCGGATCGTCGACGCCATCACCGAGAACCCCGACCGGTTCTACGGGCGCGGCGAGGTGATGCGGCTCGAGCAGGAGCTGCACGACGCCCGCTTCGACGTGTGGGCGCTCGGCAAGGAGCTGCGCGAGAACGAGCTCGCCGGCCGCGCCCAGCGCAACCCCGACGCCTGCGAGATGTACGGGAAGCTCTGCCCGTTCTTCGACGCGTGCTGCGGCGCCGCCTCGCTCGACGACCCGAGCCGCTTCCGGAAATCCGAAGTCGTTCACCCCGAATTGGCGGCTCCCGCCGCCGAACCCGCGCCCGCGGGGACAACCAGCAGCGACAGCGGGCAGACCCCGAAAGAGGTGGGGACGTAATGGCCAAACAACAGCAGCAGGTGCGCATGCCGCCGCCGTCGGCGACCGGCGTGATGCGCCTGGAGAACGTGACGAGAGGGAAGGTGCAGGAGCCGTGGCGGCTGCTGCTCTTCGGCGTCGAGGGAATCGGCAAGACGAGCTTCGGCGCGTCGATGCCGGACCCCATCTTCGTCGACGCGGAGTCGGGCTCGGGGCAGCTCGAGACGGCCCGCTTCCCGACACCGCAGAACTTCGCCGACGTGCTCGACGCCATCCGCGAGTTGCGCGACGGGAAGCACGAGTACAAGACGGCCGTCTTCGACACCGTCGACTGGATCGAGGCGCTCATCTGGCGGCACATCTGCGCGCGCGACCGGATGAATGACGTGGAAGAGTATGGCTTCGGGAAAGGCTTTAACGTCGCGCTCGAGGAGTGGCGGCGCTTCATCCGCGACCTCGAGATGCTCGAGCGTCAGCGCGGGATGAACGTGCTGCTGCTCGGCCACTCGCACGTGAAGACGTTCAAGAACCCCGAGGGCGAGGACTTCGACCGGTACGAGCCGCAGGTGCACGCGAAGGCGGCCGGCGTGCTCAAGCAGTGGCCGCGCGCGGTGCTGTTCGCCCACTACGAGCAGTACGCGGAGAAGCAGAGCCGCTACCAGCTCAAGGCGAAGGGGGTGGCGACGGGCGAGCGTCTCGTCTTCACCAACCGCACCGCCGCCTACGACGCGAAGAACCGGTACGACCTGCCCGCGCAGCTCCCGCTCAGCTGGGACGCGTTCCTGCAGGCCGCCACCACCGAGCGCACCGCGGCCGAGCTCGTCGAACTCATCCGGGTCGGCGCGAAGGTGGTCGGTGGCGACCTCGAGAAGGCGGCGCTGGCCGCGCTCGACCGCGCCGCCGGTGACGTCACGAAGTTGAAGCAGCTCCACAACGCGGTCACCGCGAAGGCGGCCGCCCAACCCCAACCCGCAGCACAGGAGAACTGACCGATGAACATCAACGAACTGAATGGCGTGTACCCGGGCAAAGTCGTGGACGCTGGGCTGGCGAAGGCCAGCAACGGCAACGAGCAGGTCGCGCTGCTGTGCGAGCTGGGAGGTGACGGGCCCGAGAAGGGACTGAAGCTCACCTATTTCGGCTCGTTCTCCGAGAAGTCGTTCGACATCACCGTCAAGGCGCTGCGCACCGCAGGCTGGTCGGGGACCGACCTCGCCGAGGTGGACCGCTGGAAGGAGGTGGTGCCGAGCCCGCCCGACGTCGACTTCGTCATCGAGCAGGAGGAGTACGAGGGCAAGCAGCAGACGCGGGTGCGGTGGATCAACAGCCGCGGCAACCTCGGCGTGAAGGAGCGGCTCGGCGCCGCGGAGGCGCAGACGTTCGCCCAGCGGATGAAGGGCAAGCTGCTCGCGTTCGACCAGGCGAACCGCGGGCCGAAGAACAACGGCGCGCCGCCGCGTCAGAGCCCGCCGAAGTCGCCCGCCGGGACGAAGCCGGCCAACAGCGGCGACCTCGACATTCCGTTCTGAGCCGCACCTGAAGTTCCAGGGGCGGGGCATCGGGCCCCGCTCCCCGCGCGGCCGGCGGGCGCAAGGTCATAGCGCCGGCCGCGCGGGCAGTTCTTCCGAACCCCTTTCCTCACTCGCCGCACCAACGGAGCCGCACGATGACTACCCAGGACATGGTCGCCGCACTCGCGAAGAAGAACGGCAGCACGCCACACCCTCCGCCCCTGATGTCGACGCCGCCGAAGTTCGTCGCGTCGCAGTTGCTCGACATCAGCAGCATCGAGCCCGACCCGCACAACCCTCGCAAGGACTTCCCGAAGGACGCGATGAACGAGCTCATCAGCAGCGTGATGATGTTCGGCGTCCGCCAGCCCATCGAGGTGCGGCTGGTCGCCGGCGGGAAGCACCGCATCGTCTTCGGCGAGCGCCGCTTCCGCGCCGCCACCGCGGCGGGCCTCAAGCAGATCCCCGCCATCGTCCGCCAGCTGAGCGACCTCGACGCCGCCGAGGTGCAGCTCGACGAGAACCTCAAGCGGTCCGAGCTGTCGCCGCTCGAGGTGGCCGGCGGCTACCAGCGGCAGCTCGAGCTCGGCCGCACCATCGACCAGGTCTGCGAGCGCGCGGGCAAGAAGCGCAGCGCGGTGTACGCGATGGTGCAGCTGCTCCAACTCGGCGAGCCCGGCCGCAAGGCGCTCGGCGAGGAGAAGATCTCCACGTCGGTCGCGCAGTTGGTCGCGCGCGTCCCGAAGGCGCTGCAGGAGAAGGCACTCTCGCTGGTGCTGCCGGGCTCAAATTTCCCGGCCGCCACGTTCCGCGAGGCCGAGAAGGCGCTCGCCGACAGCTTCACGGTCGACCTGAAGCGGGCCCCGTTCGACACGAAGGACGCGAAGCTGTGCCCGTCGGCGGGCACGTGCGCGGCGTGCCCGAAGCGCAGCGGCAACGCGCCCGACTTGTTTCCCGAGCTGAAGAGCCCCGACGTCTGCACCGACCGGCCCTGTTACGACGCGAAGGTCCACGCCGACGTGAAGCGGGTGATGGACGCGAAGGGGTACCGGCTGCTGTCGCAGAAGGAGGCGCCGCCGGACGAAACCTTCTGGAACGGCGACGGGTCGCTTAAGGACGACAGCTACGTCGACCCCGACTCGGTCAACTACGACGACGCGCAGAACCGGAAGAACCGCGAGCTGCTCCCGCTCGAGCACTTCAAGAAGCTCGCCGTCGTCGTCATCGACGGTCATGGCAAGGCGCGGCAGCTGCTGCCGAAGGCCGGCCTGGCGCGCGAGCTGAAGAAGGCCGGCGTCTTCAAGGAGAAGACGAAGCGCCAGGCCTCGGCGGCCGCGCCCACGAAGCCGAGCAAGCCGGCCGAGTACAAGCCGCCCCCGCCGACCCTCGAGGAGCTGACCGACAAGGCGGTACTGGCGGCGTGCGTCGCCGCGGTCGAGAAGAACCCGGCGAAGCTCGCGGTGCTGAAGCTGATCGCCATCGAGGCGGTCGCCACTACCAACACGCTCTACGAGCGGCGCGGCCTGAAGGACCTCGGCTACGGCCGCCTCAGCGTGAAGGAGTTCGACAAGACGTTCGGCAAGCTGTCGTTCAACAAGCTGGTCGCCCTCATCTTCGACGCGCTCTTCGACCACCGCTACAGCGACGGCGACCCGCTCGACGACGTCACCGCCGTGCTGGGCGTCAACGCGAAGAAGGTCGAGGCGACGGTGAAGGCCGAGCAGGACGCGAAGGCGGCGAAGGCCGCATCCGGCGACAAGGCGGCCGAGAAGGCGAAGAAGGCCGACGCTAAGAAGGCGACGCCCGCGCACAAGCGCGTGACGTTCTCGAACGGCAAGCATCACCTCAGCGCGAAGGCAGACCCGCTCGACTCGCCGGCCGTCGCGAAGGCGAAGGCGAAGAAGGCGGCGAAGAAGGTCAAGAAGGCGCTCGCGAAGAAGGGCGGTGGCAAGTGAAGAAGGCCACCGCGAAGAAGGCGAAGAAGCGCACGCACGGCGGGCTCGGCGCCGAGCTTGCGAAGCTGGAGAAGACGAACCCCGAGGTGGCCGCCGCGGCCGCCAAGTACGACGCGACGGTGAAGAAGATTCTCGAGACGCCGCTCATCAAGCCGGACCGGCTGAAGGCGCTCGACGACCTGGTCATCCACAGCGGCTCGCACGGCACCTTCGACTCCGGCCACTGCGTGATGGAGGTGGTCGCGCACGTCGCCGGCGAGGCGCACACCGACCGGCCGAAGTGCGCGTGCCCGGTCGTCACCGCGGCCGCCATCCGGCTGAACGACCGCATGCCCAGCGACGAGCTGCGCACGCGGCTCCTCAAGCCGCTCGTCCTGCGAATCGCCGGCTCGAAGTCGACGCCGGCCGTCGAGGAGAAGCGCCGCTACCTCGCCGCCGACTGGGCGGTGCGCGTCTTCGCGCCGCGGTGGTTCGAGCTGGCAAACTTCCACGAGCAGGCGAAGGCGCTGCGCGAGCTGCCGCCCATCGTCGACCGCGCGACGTCGCTGGCCGGTCGGGACCTGGTCCGCAAGCTGCGCGGGGGAATATGGAAGGGGAGCACGTGGTGGGACCGTCGATACGACGCCGTCTACGCGGTGGTGAGGAAGTTCATCGAGGAGGAACTGAAGAAGGGCAACCAGATCAAGCCTGCTGCTGCTGCTGCTGCTGCTGCTGCTGCTGCTGCTGATGCTGATGCTGCTGCTGCTGCTG